CCAGATGGATCGGCGAAATCAACTTCTTGAGGCAAATAACTATATGGCCAATTGGTGTAATTACTCCATTCGTTTCTCAAATTAATATCTGTACGCTGAAAGGCCCACATCCATGATGCTACCATCCCCATCGTATTCTCTAATTTAACACGCTGACTACCTGTGATATTGAAAAACTTCCAGTCGTAAATAGATTTGAATAAATATTGTTGTTCTCGTGCGGCAAAGACTTTCGACTCTTCCTCTGATAAAAATCCGTATGTAGAAATTAAATGAATGTCCGCATTCCAACTGGTTCGTTTGTCTTGATATGACACTGTATTTAATGACACGTCAGGTGGAGGTTGTAAAAAACGATAAAACTGTTGTAAAGATTCATTAAAGTTGGGTTGAATATACGGATAATTGTTTTCTTGGTCGGTTACATCACGAATAACTATTAATTCTTGAACTGGTCTTAGCGTAATATTTATTTCCAATTCGTTATATTGAAGAGCCACTAGTGGAAACGCCATTTTCGCTGCTAAAGTAAACCAAAAATTAATGGGGATGTATAGTTTTCTGGCTCGAATTGACGGTTCGGGTCCAACTGGATTGGTAGTATGATATGCGTTTGGATAAGCATTTACACGCGGTCCAACGTTTCCAGGGTTATTTAATTCTGGAACATTGCCAGACATTTTGTCGTATAGGGCTTTTTTTTCTGTTGTGAAATCGCGTTGAATCATAGCTAATAGGTACGCACCAGAATACCTATTTAATGTTTGTCCGCCGACAACAATTTCCACTTCCTCAATCATCTGTGTTCCCAAATTATCAATCCATTTGAATTCATAGGGTGCCCAGTTTCCAGAACAATCTTGTGGGGGGTAAATTGGACTCCATATAGTGGGTAACTGAACTACTAAATAAGTATCTAATAATAATTCCGCATATCGTTTCATTCTAAACGTAAATTTAGAGGATTCAGACATTCGCAGGTTACGCAGACCATCGAAATCTACGCGAAATTTTTGTAGTCCAAAATTAGTATACTTTTTGTATGTTGTTTTAAAGAATGTTTTCGATGGGTTTCCATTTAAATATACATTTTGATTTCCATAAGCCACAATATTTAATAGTCCTCCTGGCATAGATATATATATATATTTATCATACAATAAATATATTTAACTTTTTATAATTTAATATATATTTTTATGGATATTATTTGTCTCATTTTACATTTAGTCAAATTATTTTTTCATAATCTATTATAAGTATGGAAAATATAAACAAAGCTCAACAAATGTTTTCAAAATTGGTTACAGAACAAAATAAGGCTACTATGATTAAGTATATGTCCTATCTTATAATTATTATTTTGGTGATAGGTTTAATAGCCTATACAATTGACAAAATACGGCTTAATAAAAACAATTGTGATGCCCTCGGAAAAATATATACTTCTTTTCCAAAACTATCCTCATTTAACACAAATGACGCGACATACCAATATTTGTTAAGAGATTATTATATTAAAACCGCCTATAATTGCTGTTGTGGTGGTGAATTTAAGAACGATTATGTTAATGTGTGTGCTTTGAAAACTTGTATTGCTCAGGGAGCAAGAGTTTTGGATTTCGAAATTTATTCGGTGGATGATAATCCGGTCATAGCTACATCGGCTGTCGTGAATAATCGGGTCAAGCAAATGTATAATCAAATACATTTAGAAGAAGCTTTACAAGTCGTAAATAATTATGCCTTTAGTGGTGGGTCGTGTCCAAATCCAAATGACCCATTGATTTTACACTTTAGAATATCCAGCAATAATGATAAAATCTATACAAAAATGGCTGATACTATTTATTCTACGATTCAGTCCAGACTATTAGATAAAGAATATAGTTATGAATATACTGGACGTAATTTAGGGTCTGTTCCATTAAAAGAATTCACGGGAAAGATTATTATTTCCATTGACCGTGCGAACCCCCTTTTTGAAAATACACCTCTTAAGGAATACGTTAATATCGCATCTAATTCAATCTTTTTAAGAGCGTCGAGACAGTATGATATTATTAATACGCCGGATTCGACTGAATTAATTGAATATAATAAAAAGAATATGACTTTAACCTTACCTGACCTAAGTGTCTATAACAATAATGCGTCTCCTATATTAAACTTCAATTATGGCTGTCAGTGTGTCGGTATGTCTTTCCAAAATTTTGATGCGAATATGCAATATTACAGCTTATTTTTTGATAAGGTTGGGCATGCGTTTGTATTAAAGCCAGAAAACTTGCGTTATGTTCCGGTAACTATTCCAGACCCTACTCCACAGAATCCAGCAAATTCTTATACTACACGCACAGTCTCTACTGATTATTATTCATTTAGCGTATAGAACAGTTCTTTAGTTACATATTGTAACTTTAGTTAAAATGACAACCGACAATATATAATAATTTTTTATAATTATTATATATATCAAAAAATATGACTACATGTAATCCAAAATTAACCTTAGAGGAGAAGGAAGTAGCCATATTAAGAAATGCCATTGATATCGCGGAAAAACGACAGGGACAAAAAACCGTAAGTGACCCGGATGTGAAAAAAATTATTTCTATTTTGGAGGATTTTCTCAAGAAGAAGAGACTTGTTTGTTATGGTGGAACCGCTATTAATAATATTCTCCCTTTAGAAGACCAGTTTTATGATAAAAACGTCGAAATACCAGATTATGATTTTTATTCACCACGCGCACTTGATGACGCAAAAGAATTGGCGGACATTTATTATAAAGAAGGATTTCAAGAGGTGGAAGCAAAAGCAGGTGTTCACCATGGAACCTATAAGGTATATGTAAATTTTATACCTGTGGCAGATATTACTTATTTAGAAAAACCGTTATTCAATCGTGTTCAAAAAGAATCAATTCGCGTGTATGGTATTTTATATTGTCCTCCTAATTTTCTCCGTATGAATATGTACTTGGAACTATCTAGACCAGCCGGAGATATAAGCAGATGGGAAAAAGTATTAAAACGTCTTATTTTACTAAATAAAAATTACCCTTTAAGAGGAAAACAGTGTGACCCCAAATCATTTCAAAGGCAATTTGAACGTATAGATAATAAGAAGGAGGAACAATTATATTACACCGTGCGCGACGCGTTTATTGACCAAGGATTGGTATTTTTTGGCGGATATGCTAGTTTCTTATACTCGGAATATATGCCAGCCAAGCAAAAGAGACTGTTTCAAAAAACACCCGATTTTGATGTTCTCGCAGATGAACCAGAAAAAGCCGCTGCTATGTTAAAAGAGAGATTAGAAGATTTTGACTACAAGGGAATACAAATAATGAAACATGATGGAATTGGAGAAATTATTGCGCCGCATTACGAGGTAAAGGTGAAAATTAATAATATTGAAGAGACAGTTGCCTTTATCTATAAACCACTTGCGTGTCATAGTTATAATATTATAAAAAAGGGAAACAAAACCGTTCGTGTCGCGACCATTGATACAATGTTGAGTTTTTATTTTGCCTTTTTCTATAGTGACCGTGATTATTATGACGAAAATCGTATCTTATGTATGGCCCAATACTTGTTTGATGTTCAACAACGAAATAGGCTTCAACAAAAAGGGTTGTTGAAACGTTTTAGCGTTAATTGTTACGGAGAGCAAGAAACATTGGACACGATGAGAAGTGCCAAGGCAGACAAATACAAAGAATTAAAGGGACAACGAAATTCAAAAGAATATGAATCCTGGTTTTTACGGTATATTCCATTTGAAGAAAAAATGGATAAGGAGGACAAACGAGCAAACGCGGGCAAAGGAATGGGCAAAGGGACCAATAAAAAAACGGTCACCTGGAAAAAAACAAAGAGCAAACACACAAAAACGAAGAAAAATAAATCAAAGAAAGTATTTGGTCTTTTCTAAATGCCATATGATATCATCTAAAATCCGGGTTCCATAATTGTTTACCATTACATATATTTATGATATGAATATTTGTAATCTCTTTGGATAAGGCGATTCTGGCATGTTCAAAATCAATTATCCAAATTTTACCATATGTATTATTATCTTCTACGAAATTGTATCCGGTTAAATCAGGATATTTTATTCCATGTAATACAAGAGTACGCACTATTTTAACGACCTTGTCAAAGAGTTCATCTGGTACATCTGTGGCATTTTCACCATAATTATGCGACAAGTTATTCTTACCTACTTTCAACATAACCATTATTTTATTTGCCTCGTCGTACTCGATAATTTCAGGCACATTTAGAATCTTCAATTGATGAACATATTTTTGCATAAAATATTCACCGTGTTCTACGTTGTGTTTTACATAATACATGTCTGGTTTAGATAGATATTGTTCCAGTTCCATTGCCATGAATGATAATATAGTATAATACCGAATAATACTTTATATCATTATCAAACAGTTAAGTATAACATGATATCTCTCCATATATATTTACACCCTTGAAGATTTAAATCCGCACCTTTCGATGAAAAAATAAAAACTAAAAGGTTTATCCTTTTCTGGATTATGTAAATTTTGATTTTACTGATTCGTCTAAACCAGTTGAATTTGAGTTGCTTCTTGATAAATAACTCGGTCTCGCCTTGTTATGTATCGCATTTGAAGCAATTCTGTAAATATTTGTTGCTCCGTTTGTATCTCTGTTCCAATAACCGCATCCGTTTTTACAACAAATCAGTCCATGAACTAAAATACGCCCGTCTCTAAATGGTTTCGGATTTTCCCTTACCATTGTCTTGCTACAAATACCTACTTCACATTTAGAACATCTACAACTCGTTCTAAACTCATCTACCAAATAAGTTTGAAATCCTGCTTTTCTAAACAGGGTTCTCATTCCTTTACCTTTGGTTGGTTCTTTGAATTTCATATGTTTTTTTTGCTCGAAATCACCAAAGCAAACTATCACTTCATTTTCATTACCAAAAATATGTTTGAAACGGTTCAGCATTTTCTGTTCGCTTTTCTTGGTATTCCTATAACTTTGTAATCTTAATTTTCTAAAAATGTATTTTTCATAAAACGAAAACAATAACCCATTTATTTCACTCTTCTTTTGAATATATTCCTTGAATTTTGTTAGGTTAAGTGATTTCTTATTTAGTTTAGATAATTCAGTTTCCAACTCTATAATAGTTCCATGCCCTTCTATTTGTTCTCGTTTCAACTTTAATTGTATTTTTGAATACTTCTTTTTCTTGGTTTCTTTTCTTCGTTGGTCTTGTGAATATCTAAAGATATTTGCTTGTTTATTATCATCATCAACACAATAAATCAAATCACACAAACCTGGATCGATTGCAACTATTTTCTTATTTTGTAAAGGCACATAATCTTTGATTTCATCAATATATGTTTCTTGGTTCGCTCCCTTTTTCATCATTGGTAATCGCTTACCAATTAAATCCTTACGCAATAATAAAAGTGTGCAACTAATACCATCGGTTTCTATCATATGATGAAACTCGTAATACTTTTTATGAAAACTCTTCAATTCAGTCCTAAAAAAGAAATCCCATATTTTATCTTCGTTTCTCTTCAAATTCCCATTTGTTAAATAATCACTTTTAATTCCTTGTTTCTTCGTCATTAATAAATGCACTAATGTTGTAGTATCCAATCTTATATGTTTTGGAATAACTTCGCTTCTCATTGGAAATACATTACTAATTGTTTGATTTTCAGTTTCTACTTGTTTCATCATTCGTATCATACACTGAAAATAATCAAAAGGACTACATTGTATATCATAATACAAATTCTTCTTGAAAGTTTTAACAGGAATGATTACTTGTTTTTGTGTATCAATCCAAGTATGATAAGCAGTATGAGATTTATATTTTACAGTTTCAACATTTAATAAATCATTCTTGATTTTTCTTAATTGATTACATAGTTTATTTATTCGTGCGTCTTTGTCCTTCTTGGTAATATTCATTTTTCTAATTTTACCTACTAAAAATGATTTTTTCCAAACAACATTTACATATCGTTCAAC